TGAACCATCACCTCTGATCACTGTCTTGAATTGTCTCACACGTTTTTTATTTGCTTGAGCAATAATAGAACCAGTTCCCACTGTGGAATCACTGATGTCAGTGAAATACACTGTGTAGACATCAGTTGGTTGTGGTGCCATTTCAAAATTGAATACGATTGTACTGCCATCACCGTAGAATCTAACACTCTGTGCCAATCCGTAAGTGTCCCAGGTTTGATTATACCAGTCGTCAACGTCCCATCCTTGTGATTTGTCAAATGCTAAACCTGTGACCATCACTCCACCATAATCCACTCCTGTCATGACCTGAGATAACTCGTTTCCTGGCATTCCTGATTGTGGTGCGTATAGACCTAATGTTCTTTCTGCCGCTGTGATGTATGATTCATCTCCTCTGAGTTTTATTAAGTTGTTTAATCCTTCGCTAAATTTTATAGAACTTGTAAAGGCTGTTTCAACTTTGTAAAAATCATTCTCATACCTTAATAGATCACCAACAGAATAACTTGTATCCTTGGTCCAAATCAAAACATTTCCTGTTCTTTGTACCCTGTCAAATTTAATTGTTGTTTCTATATCTCTCACTGCATCATTTTTTAATACTGCATATGCTTTTGCTGATGATGACGGAGTGTTGTTGTTCGTGCCGCCGCCGGTGATCACCACTGTTGGTGTTGCTGTGTAATTTGATCCCGGTGTTAAAACATCGATCCTTGTCACTTTTCCTCCGGATATGACTGCCCTAGCAGTCGCTTGTAGTGTGTCCGCTGTCGCATATGTGTTGTATAAAGAACTCGCTGATGCCTGTGAAACCGATCGACCAGTTTGAGGAATGTAAAATTTTATACCTGGGTATTCCTGGAATGTAAATTCATCACTTAATCCTGTGCCACCCGATTGTGAGTCTGCTAGATTGGCATCTGCCACCGCGGTATAGGCCGGATAGAAATATCCTGATGTTCCTGATGTTGGTCCTGACAGGCTCAATCCGTTCACTTGGAAAGGTCCTGTGGTTGTTGTCGCGCCGCCCACCAATGTGATTGTTGGGGCAGTTATATAACCCGAACCGCCATTGATAACTCTTATAGAACTGACATATTTTTTATAATTGTTTTTCCATTCGTTGTATGGATAAGAATTTAACAATGTCAGATCTGCTTCATTTGTCAATGATAAGTTTCTTATGACAGAACCATCATAAATTGCTGGTAAATCAAAGTCGGTATTTGTTCCTTGTTGTGTGTCTAACTTTGTGTAACCCAATTTATATTCTCGAATTTTTGTGTGGAAAGGTTTGACTTCATTGATGTATGATTCCACATAATTCTCTGTTCCAATTTTGTAAGTTTTTCTTTGATCTAACGGTCTTAAAAAGTTAGTTACATTTATAAATGATGTTTTTGCCAACCAATCAACATATATTTGTTCTTCTAAAACTTTTCTTAAACCTATAAAAAATATGTTATTGTACTCAACTAATAAATCACCTATGAAAATATCATCTCTCAATGCCTGTAATATTTTTCTTAATTCTATTGTTGGTTCATCGTCAAAGAAGTTTCCATCATATGTGTCCAAACCAGCAAATCCCGATGCTTCAACTGTGTAGTCATACAGAGCTCTAGAAAATTGTATTGTTCCGTTTTGGGTAGCGATATTATCCCATCCTGTATTTGTTTTTACAAAAAGTTTCCATCCTCCGGTATCTGCTAGAGTGACTTTAATAATTTTTCCCACATCTACCGATAGAGTGTCTAATTGATATTGATACGTGACAGTTTGATCAATAATGCTATCAACCGAATAACCAGAAGCATACCAATCTACATAACTGTAATAGTTGCTTGTTTTATAAGTTTGAACTTTGTTTCTGTTCCACTCAGTTCCCGACCATTGATAAACCGCCCAAAGATTTTTACTGTTGACTTCATCGCTTCTTACCAACACATTCAATATTCCGCTGATGTCATTGGTATTGATGTAAGTTAAATCTGCATATGTATCGACTGCCGTATCCCATTCTCCCGAAGTACTAGTAGGTTCCGGATCTTGCGAATCTAGATTTTTATAATTGATACTGTTGGCAATTTGATATTGTGTTAATATTGAATTTGTATATTGTATTATTTCCTGCACAGCATTTAATCTGTTGACATACCAACTTTGTCTAGGTCTTATAGAATTTCCGTATCTCTGACTCAAAGGTAACGATAGATCAGGAATTTGGTTTCCATAGATATCAGATCCTGTTAAACTATCCCACCATTTTCTTTCAATTTCCTCTGTTGGTCTATCTAATTTATCTCCCTCTTTAAATAATTTCCATACCGTGTGATTGTCTCCATCATTTAAATTATTTTTATAATTGATGTTCAAGACTGTGTTATTAAGTACCAGACTGTTTTTTACGTTCAAAGTAACCAACGAGTTGGAAGAAGTTATTCCAAAATATTTTATTCCAGATGATAAAGGATCTGCTATGACTCTCGAAATATATGCTGTTGAATTTTTTCTTTCCGTGACCTGTTTGTTTAACTCTGGTAAAAATACCGAATTCCTTACCCAATAATAATAATAGTTCACAAAAGTTTCTGACTGAGGATTGTATTTTTGTTTCAAAGTCACACGCTGGTCATTGTTATCTAAAGGCTGTCCTGATATGCCCAATGCCAAGCCTGCTGGTGTGTCTGCTCTTACAGACCATTCCGATGGTAACAATGTTGACTCTACCCATTCGTAAATATCAATACTGCTGTTCGGAAACATTCTTCCCCAGTTTTTAGATTTATATTCCTGGCTACCTTGCTCGTACCATATCCATCTTACTTTAGATAAATCCCACCATACTTCGCCTATGTGTTCTTCTCCCCATGCTTGTTTCCTATCAACACTAATCAATTGTTCTGTTGATTCAATATTATATGTTGCTGGATCCCATTCAGATTTGAAATTTATTTCTCTGTCGGCGACACCTAGAATTCTGCCTTTTACCGGATCATAGTAATTCAAATAATCAATTATTTTGTTTGTGGAACTATCAAAAATAAAAGACGATTGTATTTTTCTATTATCTATGAGTGTGCTTTCTGTTTCTAAAACTTTCCAAGCGTAAGATCCCTTGGTTTTATAATCGTAAACTGTTACTGTACCTCTATCAACTTGTACCGTTGAACCATCTGTCGATAATGCATCATCATGAGAAGATCCAACCAAAATTACATTGTCGTTTATGACCAATCCACTGCCAAAACGATCATCACTGCTCAATGTTGTGGTCGTTAATTTATCATCAATAACAAATTCCGAATCATATTTTGTTGCCGTAAATGTTGCTCCGGATGATCTATTCTTTTCAACGATGGCCGTGTCCTGTAAATCAAATGTAGTTGCACCAAAATCAAATTTCATTTCAGTAGGTGTACTAAAACTTTCAGCACCAATCAATAATCGGTCACCTGTTTTATTGATTTTAACAGTTGATCCAAAACTCACATTGTTTATACCTGTGTTAGGCAATTTAATGGTTTGTTTTAAAGTATAAGTTTCTGATGACGACTGATCGTTCCATTTATAATAATAAACTGCGCCTGTGTTTGCCACAACACCATCGTCTATGCCGGGAGCCGACACAATCAAAGTAGTCCCGTCACTGCTCATCTCCAACGAATCTCCAAATTGAGTATCATTACTGCTACCGTCAGCACTGACTCCTGTCAATGTTTGTCTATGAATAAATGTATTTTCTGAAGTTCTTTTGAATATTTCAACTTTACCTGCAGTTTCTGGATTTTTAGATCCTATAGCAATTATGTCGGCATTGTCGTTTACCGCAATACTGTGTCCAAATCTTTGGCCTGCATCGGCATCTGTACTGGTCAATGTTGTTGTTAATGTCCATGAGGTGCTGTCATCTGTGTTTTGCCATTTATATAAAAATACTGATCCTGTGTCAAGGTCATGCCCTGGAACAGTTACAAAAAGATATTTAGGAGTTGTTGATAACGTAGAATTTTCTATCGGTTCTGCCAATGCTGTTGCCCAACCAAAATTCCAATTGGCAATGCTGGTACTACCTTCTTGCTCCGGTGTTATCGTTAATTGTTCTTCGTATACTTTTGTTGTTGTGTTCCAATTATAAATTGATATTAATCCAGCATCATTATAAATGCTACTGTCACTTATGTGTCTAATATTGGCTTGTGGTGCACCTGCGACAACAAAGTTCTCATCAGAACTCATAGTTAAACTATCACCCAGCCTTGTGGTATTATCTGCACCTTGTGTCGTTGTAAAACTACTTGTTAAATTAAATGTCGACGTAGAATTTGATTCTCTTCTCACAAAGAAATTCACAGTACCTTGTCCGGATTGAGGAGCAGACACGGCAATATATCTTCCATCTTCACGTGAAACTATTCTGTGGCCGAACTCCTGATTTGCTGACACTGTCGGTGATGATAAAACATTCGAACTGTAAGGATCAGTTTTTTCATATATTTTCCATTTTGAATTTTCGTTGTCTACGAATACAATGTCGCCTGGTCGTTCGTTTGTCACATCATCGTCTCTGTATTCATCATAAGAGATCAACGAGTTAACATTGTCCATGCTTGATATTCTGACACTGATAAATTTATAAACAAGTCCAAAAATTGACAACGTTGATTCGTCTGCCAATATATCTGTAGATATAAATTGTTCAGGAGTATCGAATGCAAAAGTTAGTTTATTATTTGCTGGAATTGTGGACACAGCATAGATACCATTCATTGTGTCACGTGAACTGTTTTTGATGGCCAGTATGTCATTCACGCTAAATGTATGAGTTTTATCAAACGTTATTTCTAATTCTGTATTATCATTGACTGCTCTGACTGCCACTATTTTTAGATTTGCGAAAGTAATTCGTTGTACGTCCCAATCGTTGTTTTGTTTTTTCGCTATCCAAACCAAATCATTGTTGTTGATTTGTGTTATATCCAGATTAAAAAGATCGTTTATGCTAAAAGCAGTATGTTGCACATCGGACAATCTAGGAAATCCTGCAACTGGAAATTTTTGTACTGTTTTTCTGTCGTAACCTTCTTGATTGTAATCGAAATAATCAAATGTGTTTGCTACCTCGTACTCTATAGGAGTAGAATAAAACTCATTTCTATTTACTCTGGCAGATTTAGTCCAGTTCAGGTTTTCTAAACTGTTATTTGTGAACTCTATACTTTGTATGTTATTTTTAAATGTATTTTGTGGCATTGAGATCTGCAAACTTTGTGTCGCATTAAGATTACCAAATTCTCCAGACTTGATCATCCATTCCGGATACACATTTAGATCAATATTTTCATCATAAAACTTCGCCTTTGTTAATTTATTGATTGCGTTTTGTGTACCTTTTTCTTTGATGAACCCTTGATAAAATTTATATTGTGAGATATCGTTTGTGAATAGATTGTCTAGATACGTTCTTGATTGATATCCTATTAAGTGTTGTGCCAATCCCTGTTGTGACTCATCAAAATTGTTTGTTTCCAAATTATAGAAGTCATTAAATTGAGAAATTTTATAATCAAAGTTGGGAATTAATTGTGGAGCAGGTTTTTCATCTTTTTTGATCCAATACTCTGCTGTGAATTCATTACCTGCATTATGATTGCTCTTGGCAACATAGAAGCCTGCATTGTACTCGACAGTGTCTCCGATTTGATAATCGGTATTTGCTGTCCACATACTTACATAGGCCTCATCAAAAACAAACCCCGGTGCGTAATAATCTCCATTCCAATTGGCTGTTTTCCAACCAATTAATTTTAAACGCTGTTGTCGGAAACCTGTTTGTAGTTGAAAAATTATATCAGAAAATACTGTAATGTTATCAAATAACAGTATGTGTTCTTTCTGAACAGCATTCATAGACACATTGTATATTCCATCTAACGTTCCTTTTGTTGACATTTCAAATGTGTTACCTATACGTTTTGTACTGATAAATGATTTTGGTATTTTCTTACCAGCAGAATTCAATACACTGTATTCTCCAGTGGTGTCGTTTAATTTGTTGATTACGCTGTTGTTGGTTTCGAGGCTGAAACCGTCTGCTCCCGGACTTAATGTGATGGCAGAACCGGGTGCCCATCCTTGCGTGGTCCAATATAAAAATTCTTTTGCCGATAATTCCCAATTGGATATCTCTTTTAATTCATTTGAAAACTTATCAAAAATAAATCCTCGAGACTCTAAATATTTTCCATATCCTAATAAAAAATCAACAACTTCTTGTTTGTTTTTGAACACTGTTCCATAAGGTATAATAGTTTTCTTATTATCGAATATCTGATAGGCAACCACTTGTTCATTTTCAGACGATAATAAATATTTTTTGCCATTTTTTACCGGAAGAAAAACATCGAAGTACGGTTTGGCAGTATTGTAACCTATAACTTTATACCCCCCTTCAAGTGTGCTTCCGTCAATGCCTGTTGCACTATTGAGTTCCACAAGAACGCCTGAATAATCATAGGACTCTACCGGATTACTGGATCTAAACAAGAGTTTATAGTTTTCCTCAGGTATAAACTGAGACCCCGCAGTTGATCCTGGACTTATACTGTCTGTCAATATTTTTAAATTATCTTTGTCAGTGAATCCTCCTAGTTTGTATCCTAACTGAACATTTAAGTTTTTCATTTTATCATAAAAGAACTTTGCAGGGTCTAAATTTTGACTAATCAAATAGTTTACGACAAGAGGTTGATAACCAGCCGTGCTATATCTTGTCGTGGTTCCAGTTATCGTATCTGTAATTGTTTCTAAATGATATTTTACATTTTTAAGAGTTTGGATTGTTTCTGTTTCGGAATTATATAAATTACCTTCCACTGTGGCGATTAATCTACTGTTGTCTAAATAATTTCCAAAAAATTTAGCAGGTTTTGTCAATGCCAACATTTTTATAATAGAGAAAGGATACTGAGAACTTCTTCTCCATGCTGTTTCTCCAGGTGCCTGGTCACCAAATTTCCATTTGGAAGTTGTTCCGTTGTAGGTATACTCAGAAACTAATCCTATAGCGACTGGAGATTTTAATGCTCCAGTATCATCGACCGGTAGATAATTTAACAAGTTAGATCTAATAAATCGAGCATTCGCGGAATTGTTCGAATTGTCAAACCCGTTTGCTAGGTCGGTCCACAGCAATGTATTTCCTGATGTATATGGTGCTGGTCCATATGTTTCTTCCCACCACGTAGGTTTTTCACTGTAACCCAACATTTCCCATGGAGCAATATGTGGTCTATCTGTGTCATAAAATAGTTTGAAAATACCTCTCCAGTGTCCTGGAAGGAATTGTTCATTGATTGTATCTTTCGACTGACTGTAATTCCATGTAAATTGATTTGAATTGTCGTAAAAATTATTTTTTTGATAATCAACTGAATTTTTACCTGCCCAAGCAAAAAAATCTCTGCTCATGATATCATCAATTTCTTTTGTGGTATATTCACTAGTTGACATAAAGGCTGAAGGCCTTACATCTGTTTCTTTAAGTAAATTATTATTGTGATTTATTTTGCAATTATTGTATATTCTTTTTTCTAGTTCTAGCAAAATATCATCTCTGTAATCATTATAAGCAATAGTTTTTGAACCATCATGTCCCACTATCACATTTTTTGTTTCAATATATGTGTTATCTTGTATGATCTCTGGTTTGTATTTTGGATACATTCCAAGTTTTGTCGGTGTTGGAGGTATAAAACTTCCTGTTGTATCAGTGTAATCTTTTATTTTGATAACATCACCTGTTGAAAGTGTTGTTAAAATTTTAACACTATCGTCGGTTGTGCTGAAAGTGTAGTCTGTTCCCACTAATAATTGTGTATCATTTTTATACAGATACACTGCCCTATTACTAGTTTTTGAAATATCAAAAAGAGAATCAATGGCGTAATCCACAATTGTGGGATCGTTGACTGTATAAGTTCTTGTTGAAACATTTGCTCCATAACCCACCATGTCCTCATAAAAGAAAGGAAACGAATTGTTTTTTTCGCCGGCCATCCCTTTTAAAATTTCATCTACTCTATCTGCGGCATTTTGATTATATGTTGTTCCAACATTGAATGTAAGAAAATTTTCTTTGAAACTTTGATATTCTCGAGAACAATATTCTATGGCTCTGATAGCGTTTGAGTTTTCGTCTATGAGAGAAAAGACAGCCTGCGGCAAAGGCGATTGGTGTTGGATAATCGATCCTCCCAACGCTCTAAAACCTGGAAGATCTCTAAGATTGCTCGATCCCGGAGTTTGTCCAATGATCTCATTATTTTTTTCATTTATATCATTTAAATGATATAATATCTGTCCGTATGTAAAATCAGATATCTGCTCGTTGAGTGGATTTATCGAAATATTTTCGGGAATCTCATATAAACCTTTTCCATCAATTTTTTTTGCTGAGCTCGACGCATGAACCAACACGATATCGTTCACATTCAAAGCATTGTTGAATTTAATATATTTGTTTGTTGTACCATTTACCAAAGTGAAATCAGATGTTATTTTTTTAACATTGTTATTCACTGAGACTGTGACTTCAAGGTCGACTAACGAATTACTATTCTTGTAAAAATCTATAGGAAAGAAAACTTTTTCTTCCGGTGTCACTACAAAAGTTCTCACCACACGCTGTTTACTTTTTGCTTTTAATTTCTTCCAATTGGTTTGACTACGATGTTTGTTATATTCGTTCTGTACGTGTGTGTGTCCTGTCTTAAAAGATTTAGTGTAAATTGTGTTGTTTATATTGTAATCAAAACTATTAGTCGCTAGATCTGATGTGAAAAGTATGTCTCCGACATTGTTAATTGTTTTGTATTTTACTTTTAATCCCAGCACAGAATCCAACACCGCAGAATCACTTGTTTTATAAGAAAATAATGTTGCACCAGAAAATGTTGAATTGGGATATGTTGTTGTGTTCGAAAAAGAAACATGATTACTATCATAGAGGTCAAACAAAGGAGATTGATTTAATTTGGTTTTGTTTTGTCCAGTTTGCCATTTTTTCGTTGAACTGCTATAAAAAAATGTTTTTCCTTGATGGTTTCTGCCATACTCGGCTGTTACTGCTTCACCGTCGATAGGATTTGTGTCTGAATCTTCGGTTAAATTTAAACTGGTCACGTCTTGACCTTGTACTTTCACGAATGAAACTTTATAAATCTTGTTATTAATTAAGGGATCTTTATCATTGGCTATCAGTATTCTCATTCCTTCCTGTATCTCTACACCGTCGATGACATATCCTAATTTGTTAACTATCTCTGAAAACACGTCAGTTGTCACTGTGTCGACCAACGAAACCGATTTTTTTGCTTTGGTTCCATGGTTATATAAAATCAATCCCGAGTCGAACTCTATGATTGGTCTTTTTGCTCTGCTATCTTGATCTAGAGATGCTGTATAACCCAATGCAGTGGCCGTGTCTTCTATGACAGATTTATGGAACCATCTGTTGTATCTGGACCACGAGTTGCCGTCAATAGAACTTCTTTTGATTGTTATATAATCTGGAGTTTCTGCTCTAAAAAAACTTACCGCATACGGTCTATCTGCATATGCAACTTCATCATACAACTCTGTCACTTCAGAAGAATAAGAACCTGTTGGCAATAAGTCTGTGGTGTCTGTTAGTGTGATAGACTGTCCTACTCCTTCAACATAAAATTCTCTATTGGCATACGGTTTTAAAGTAGTGTCAATCACATTGCTACCAAACTTAATTTTCATTCCATTTGATAATTTTACATTCGAATGTGTTGTATAATTTTTTGTACCTATGATCTCTTTTTCCGGATCTATTTTAGTTGTTTCCTCTACTGCCTGAATTTTTATAATGCCATGCATGGCACTGTGATTTCCACACTGATAATGTAAGATATCTGGTGCATTAGAAGGAATAGTAAATGTCAATGTTCCGGCATCTATGCCGTTATTTCCAACTCCATTGTTATAAAGTAGAGAAGTGCTACCGTCTACTGAGATTCCTCCCTTGAAAGGTTCGGTCATTATGTAAAAAGGATGACCCGGATTATCCACATGAAACTTATAGGTATTACCCTTATACAATGTTATTGTTGGATTTAGTTCTGTATTTGAAAGATTTTGAAATACAAAACCCGATTTTCCATTTCGAGATACTATTAGATCTATAACTGCGTTTGGTCCGGTGGTTGATATTGTGATTGGATTTGGTCCTTCGGGCAACCAATAATACTCTCTGTAATTGATAAGTTTATCATAGTCAATTGCTGGATTCCATGCATACACATCCTCACTGTTTAGTCTGCTATGATCTGAAGTATTTCCACCTAGATATTTTATTTGATTAATATAATCGTCATATGTTCCAGTAAATTTTACTTGATCCTCTGGATTGATAGATGATGTATCTTTATCTGTGTATGTTACTGTTGGTTCAAGTTGATAATTTTGTCTATCGTTGCTTGATGCTTCTATATAACTGTCCGTTGCTTCTCTGGTATATGAATAATCTCTTCCGATAAAACCGTCGAGCCTTTCAAGTTTTCCCGGCTGTATTAATTGATCAACTGTGCTAGATAAAAATCTATGGTTTGTGTCTGTTCTATAAAATGCTGGAAGATGAGCAATAGATCTTCTATAACTGATGCCTTGTTTGTCAACAACAACTTCAGAATTTTTTACACTATTAATTGGAGAATCTGCCATCTTTAGTACCCTGTGCCACTACCCGAACTGCCAGTACCTGAGGTCGAAGTAGTAACTGAGGTTACTGCCGATGTTGAATTACCGCTGGTGGTTGTTCCGGTAGTGCTAGTGACAACTGTTCCAGATGCTGATATTTGATTTGCTCCGATGGCATCAATTATAACCACATCATCCACTGTTGCTCCGCTTATAAAAATTTCGTCGGACGCTCCGCTAATTTGAAATAAAGATCCAAACGATTGTCCTGCTTGATTTGGAACTATGATAACTGTTAATAAATCTGGAGCGAGTTGATTGTGTATGTAAGCCGCTAATTCTGTAAAATAAAAAGTGTCGCCAAAATCAAAATTATTTAAAGCAAAAAATTCATTGATTGCTTGTATAACTTTGGTTTTGATTATGGCATTTGTAATGTTTGAACTTGCATTCTTGACCACTTTAAATGTTGCTTGGAAGGCCTCATCTGCTTGTGATCCAAATAAAATTTTATATTTGACCGGGTGATAAATTATTTGATCAGATAATCCTTTCAACGAATTAAGTGAATTCGAATAAGAAATTCGTAATTGGTCCGATGTTGAAGGTTTTGGTTGTGTTCCACCTTCTCTTAACCATGTTCTAAATAATTGATCATACGATCTCTCCAACAAATAGATATCCATAATATTTGTTTGTGCAGGATCTACTCTAGTTGACTGTCCAACAAAATGTTTGTATTGGAATTCTATAGAACTTCTTCCAATTCTCGCAATATAATTTGTGTTCGTTACCAAAGATGTCGTTGCTGAATCGAAATGTTTAATCGAGTCATTGGAATAAAAATAAAATAACTGTTTGTCTGCGTAATTTCCAGGTAATATTATGCTTGATTCGTTTTCCGTCACAATAAAACTGGTTGCATCTTTGGGTCTGTATCTTTCAATATTATCATAACTGATATATTTTTCAAAAAATACATACTTGGAAGCAACATTTTGTGATGGTTCCACAATAATATCAAAAATTTCCGGATTATCAACTACCCCATCGTCGTCTTGATCAAAAAAACCAACCTTAACTTTTCTATTATCTTGATAACCATCCGATTCGGTGATTGTGTCAACCACTTGCCAATTGATTGGATAACCTATCACTGTACCGGAACTTGGAACAGTATTACTTTTAAGAATTTTTACTGTATCTTTTACTGTTTGTCCTGAAACATAATCGTAGATTTTATCTGTTTTATCATAATGAAATTTATTTTCCGATACCGATTCAAAAACATAATCCAATGATCTATACTGCACGGTATAAGTGTTACCATCGTTAGTAAGTTTAAACCACCAACTATCATCTGAATTGGTCAATGTGTTTGTGCCCGCATTGTTTAAAGAGAATGTGTTGGATGAACCTAAATTTGACGAAGTAATTACTTTCCATTCTCCGTCTTGTTCGTCGAACCTTAATCCAAACTCTTCGTAGGTTTCAATTCTATTCTGTATGTCTTCTTTCAACTCTGTAGGTAACAGGGTTGTGAAAGGAGGAATCACTGCTGATAAAACTGCATTCGAAGGAATGATATCATTTAACGTTATAGGTCCAACTCCTGATTCTAAATTTCCTAGACCGGAATTTGCACCATCTCCCACCACATTCGAAATCTTTGCCCATGCCCTATCTTCTGCTACATCGGTCGTCGACGATACCAATACACCATTTAAAAATTTTCTTGTGTCGGGTGAAACAAATTTTATCAATGCTCCCGGTTTTGCGTGTTTTAAGTTACTGGTTGAAAATGATCCCACAGTCAATGGACCGCCTGCTACAAAATATCCAGTATTTGTATTAGTGCTGGTTGTTGTTGATACCCAACTTGCCGATAATGTTGATAAATCTTGTGTTCCATATTTTTGATAATAAAACTGTCGAGAATATGCATCAGATAATTTGCTTTCAATTTTGCTATTGATCACATCTAAAATTTCGTTCCTGTTGGTAAATGTAAAAGTAAATTGTGGTATGGACTCTTCTCTATAAATTATTCCGTCATCAGCAAAAGTTGACACATTGGAGTACGCACCCGTTGGATCAATCACTTCCTTTGTTCTAGATATACCAGATGCAGATCTGTTGACTGATTTTACTTTTATAATTTCCTGTGATACTGATAAAGGTACAACATTGTAATCTTCTGCTGTTATCATTCTGTTTTGAGAATAATAAACTTGCGATGCTTTTTGTTTGATAGAATCATTCGATTCTGTTGCTGATGCATTGTAAATGCTTTGTTGTAACGAAGCCGTCACAGTTAATAACTGATTAGCACCAAACTGATCAACATATGGAATTGAAAAAGATATGTCTGCCATATCATTTGGTTGTATGTTGTATCTCGCATTGTCCGATGTTCTATAATAACATCTAAATGCTCCCGATGGAATATTAGAAAAGTTTCCGTCACCAAATACTAAATCAATCTGATCATTATTTTTTGTAATGACATTGTAGATATTTCTAATATCTTTTGATAAACTGTTGTAGATTACATTGTTTCCTGTCAACGAAGGTATCTGTGTCCACAATGATTCCAATTGATTGAAGTCATCTAATTTATATAACCACACGTCATCGTTGTTTATGTTGTTTGTTGCAATCGTTTTTACAAAATTAGTTGTTGGTTGTGAAATTGTAAACTGTTCGCTGGCCAATGAGCCCTGTTTGAATAAACAAAAAAATCCAGTGTTGGGACTGTTGTCGCCAGCACCATCGTTTCTATAAACATATCTAAATCCTGTTCCCGGTGTTGGTGGAAATTCATAAATGGCTTCCTGTCCTGAAATCGTTGCTGGAACAATCTCAAAATTTCTTGCTACTCCACTCACTGCTCTGTTAAACGTAAAAATTGGTAAGTCATTATTTGATGAATTAACTACATAAACTTCAGTTTTGATTCCTCCCACATTATCTGATTCCAACGGTTTGCCAAACTTTTGTGAAGACTGATTGACTGCACTTAATATTGCGGTGAACTGTTCTTTGAAATTAGGATTGGTAGCATCGTTCCATCCAACTGTGACATTAGACAAACTGTTTCCTGCACTGTCTCTGATATCTTGTGTCGTTGACACTGATGTATATTTTAATAATCCAATCGCAGATTTGTTTCGTTTGGCATTGTAGTTGATTAATCTCGCTAATCTTAAAACTGAATTTCTTCTGCTGGCCGTTTCAAGAAAGTTTTCTCGAGCATTTAAGTCAACTCTAAAACTTAAACTCTGTGCGATATAGGCAATTAGATCAATTAGTGCGATATATTCCGATGATTCAACAAAATCATTAAAATCATCTGGATAATTTTCTTTGAGATAAGAAACCATTGTTCTACGCAATGTCTCAAAATCATACGATTTAAAATCTGCCTGTTGAAAAGCCGTATAGATCTTTGTCCAATCTTCCGCAACGAGTAATCTGTTTTGTCTATCTGTAGTGGCCATACATTTATATTACGAGTATTTATTGTTTTAATTATGTACGTATATTAAGAAAGATTAAATGTTGAATTTTGATCAAAATTAAAAGACAATTTCTCGGTAATATTATATGGTATGTATGTTAGTGTTGCTTGTACACTTATTCCTTGCCCGTTTTCGCTTACAACTATGTCGGATGTGCTCACTCTAGGATCTGCGTTTAAATTTTCGGATATATCGTTGGCAATCAATTCTTTTGTGGCATTTGTTAGAGGTTCAAACAACATATCGTATATAATTGTGCCAAATTCTGGATTTTCCACACGCTCGCCTTTTCTGATCGACAATCTATTCATAAGATTTTGTTTGATCAAAGCAAAATCATATAATTTATAATTGCTCTGCTCTGCTTTAGAACTAAAACCCTTGAATAGAGTTTGATTTTGTTGTTTGTTTGATGGGTTATTTGAGTATGCCATATTTAAAATTTAAATTTAAATTTATCTCCTATGCTTCTCGCCACGGAAGCAATTTTGTTTCCAATATTACTTATTACATCAGAAACCTGTGTGACTTGGGTGACTTGGCTACCGATAACATTTGTGTAAGTTTCAGTTATTTTACTCACTGACTTGATTGCTGTATCCACTTGGTTGACCGAATCTATTGCACTGTTGACTGTGTTCAATACAGAACCTGCTGATTTGATCACTGTTTGTGCTTTACCCAATGCACCTTTTGTTGCTTTGTCAATAACAGAAACCGCGGCTTCGGTTCCTTTGGCATATATTATACCGGAAGAAGTTGCGAGCACCTGTCTTATATTGCCTGTGTTTGTGACTCCTGTTGATTCTACTAATCTGTTAAACAATTCCATCTCACCCTTTCCCAAAGATTTGTAATCATTGAAAACTCCAGTTATGGAATCCGGCAATCCAATTTTTTTAGAATAATCTGCTTTAAAAATATTTGCTATTGAATTGATCGGTGTTGTTATATTTTTTTCTATTTCGGCATTTAGATCTGCTTCCGCTTGTGCAAATCTTATCGAAAATAAATTAGAATTTCTATTGGCGTTTTCTAATGCTCCCACTGTTCCTGTGGCTGTTGATGCTCCGCCAACAGAACTAAAGATCGGGGTCCTGTCTAGATGTCCCCAATATGGCTCGTGAGTTGGAACTCTCATTCCAGTCAGTCCTGTAAGTTCTCTGTCAATCTTGTGCATCTCTCCTATAAATCTAGGAGTGACATCTTGATGTCCTACTGTTTGTGTTCCTGTGCCTGTGGGTTGTGCAAAACTTGTTCTGGTTAATCCTGGGACTAGATCAGTTTTTCCAATACTGTTAAAATGTATTTGATCTCCCACTAGATCCACCCTTCCTGCGGCTTGATGTATTTGATTTCCTTGTACTGATTGTGTCAATAAACTATGTTTGGCTCTCAAGGTTAAAATACCCTCGTCTGAATCCAGTTGCACTGCACTTCTACCTATCCCCCTTAACACATCAGCGTCCAGCGATAACCTACCTGTTTTTTCGTTGGCTTTTATCTTGATGTTGTTGTTGGCATACATATTGATATCGCCCTCTGCGTGAAAATTTATGTTTCCGCCTGACCTTATGTTATATCCTAATTGAGCATAAATGTCGACCATACCAGATTTAGAAAATTCCATCCATACACTTCCGTCGGCATTGGCCAGATATACCACGCCTGCCGTGTCGTTCATTAATAATTGATGACCTGATGCCGATCTTAATCGTACTAATTGATTGTTTCCGTCTACATCTCCGTCATCTAAGACAAAAGTGTGTCCGGGTCCTCTTGCCAATTGCTTAATTTCTTTTTTGTCCGAAGGACCTACTGGAGTTTTTTTACCTTTAGATCGCTGATTGACTCTACCCGGAGTGCTGATACCAAACACACTGCTGGGTGATTCTCTTCTGACGGTTGATGTGGTTGTTCCCCTGACAGTATCCTGTGTCAGTCCTTGTTTCCTTAAAATATCTGCAAAAGGATGCATTGGTTTTTTTAATTTATCTATACCCAACGCCGATGCAGATGCAAAGTCTCCCCTGTTGGCTTCTCCTGTAGGAAGCACATCTGTTCCGTAATCTCGTATACGATTAAATCCTCCTGTTTGGCTAGGAGTTCCTGATAACTCATTTGCTTGTACTTCATCATAAGTTTTGTCCGCGGCAATACCCGGAATCATATTGTTCATATAAGGTTCCGGAACACATCCTATCCAATATCCTTCAGAAACATTTCCTTCAACAAATATGACCATTACCCTTGTGTCGATGTCTGGTGGATTCATCCACATTCCATAAGAATGTTGAGAAGAATCATATTTTGTTATATCGGTAGCATCAACACCGTTTGTACTTTTTATACCATAGAAATGAGGTAGATATTTTACAATGTATAATTGATCCGTTGAAGGGTTGTTTGTGTTCGACAATGAAGGGATAGCCACTTTTAAAGTTCCCATTCGAGAAGGATCATCGTTTGATTTTATTATACCTATGTAAGGTCCTGGATTTATTTGTGTATAAGATGTACTGTTGATGTGTAAATTAGGAGTAGAAGTATCACCTTGATTGAATGCCATAATTTTATGCGCCTCCCTCTCCGTAGTTGCCACCGTCTTTTGGTAAGTCTATCGGGGCGTAATCAATTGTATTTTTATTGGTTTTTTTATCTTCCGTTAATTCTGCTTTCGTTGGCACTTTGATCTCCGTTCCTTGATTATTTAAACGAACGCAAGTGAGCTCTTGAGTAAACTGGCCTTTTTCAAAAGTACTGACAACACGAGGCACTTTATATAATCCGGTGAACTGTATATTTTCTAAATTGGAAAAATCCATTACTCCTTTTATTTCATTGATATCTGTTGGAAATCTAAAATTGAGATTCATTAATGCCTCTGCCTGATCAAAATTAAAACATTGTCTTTTTTCGTCCCATGCATAATTGCCTAGATTACCTACCATTTCGTAAGAATCAAGACCGGATCTTTTGACTGGTAAAAAATGATCTTGTCCACACCATGCTGGATCTCCCATTATCTTTAAATTTACGTTTACCATATCTCCTCTGGGATTTGTTAGATATTCAAAGTATTCGTCCAATACCGGAGAACCATCGAGGTCACGCTGATAACCTTTCGCTGAAGATTGTATTGACGGATAACTTCTCAAGGGTAAAAGGCCATCCGGATACGGTGTGTTAGACTGAGCTACCAGTCTTGCAAATTTATCACCTATGCTGAGATTCATTTTATCTTGTGCCACACCCGGCAAATTATTTGATAGTCTTGCTTGAAAATATCCGTATTTGTAATCTATCGATAAATCTAAAACTTCTGTGTTGTTGCCTGTGAATACATAGTCGTAAACTTTTTTTACTCTCGCAAATTTTGCCAATGGCAAACTCATTCCAGGTATAACAAAATTCATAACATGAACTTTGAAAGGCACCACGTGGAACTCTATAATTTTTGGATGCATCTTGGTTATTGAATCTAATTGATTGTTTAATGTTCTCACATTTGTGATGACCTTGAACCAAGGAACCATGAAATCTGTATCTGCGGTATCTCCTGTATCAACATTTGTTGTGGTTTTCCATTTTCTCAAAACAAGATCTGTTATGTTTTTATAGTAGTCGGCCTGTTTTACTAAATCGGTAATAATTTTTGCTATACTCATACCAGGCCTTACTGTTGCTTTGAATCCACCTGTTTGATTTATATTATAATTAGAACTTCCTTGGTTCTTTAAAGGTGTACCATCTTCCGGATTGGCCACACGTGGATCGATTTTAATAACATATGCATCTCTTGTTGCTCTAAGTTGTTTTTCTATTTCGTCATCTTGTGCCACTGTCAATTGATTTGCAAGGTGATCCAGTGCTGACTGTAACGTCGGATGTGCGGCCGAAAAAAAGTTTTTAATTTTGTCCACTATTGTGTATGTGCTTCTAGTATATAAAAACCTATCGGTCATGGCGAACTCTGTCCACGGCACAGCCGTTAAATTGTAACTAGTGACTCCGTTATTAAAAGTCATGGGTGCATTTGTGATCTTTATTGGCATTACTCTTTTGCTATCAGGTATAGATATTTCTCTACCTAACTCATCTGTGCCTTTGAATTCTAATGTCAACAGGTACGGAGCATCTATATGATCCTGAAATCCGTTATTCCAAGAAGCCGCTTTTAATTTTTCAAAAAGTGTTATGCCGTGGGGTTCAACTAACTCTATTTCAATTTTATTGTAGTTCATTAATTTTCTTTGCTCGTTTGGTCTATTTGTGCTGTCTATGATCACCCTTTCAAAAAATATATCGTGTCCCCTTCTTAATACATTATCCGACTGTCTGAGTCTATCTAGTAACCCTTCTGTTTCACTTTCGCTAAATTTTCTTGTTGTAATTTTTCCATCTATGTTTCTAATCGAATCGGGTGTGCTCGTTTTAAATGCTGTGAAAGATTCTTTGTCCCCTATTCCACCCGATCTAGCAATAACATCATGTGGAGAATTTGTTAAAATATCTTCGGGATTTTCTAAATCACTTGAAGATAAAGCAGACAAAGTGAAAAGGTAATTGTATGTTGCAAATTTGTTTAACGTGTTAGGAGAAGGCAATTCGTATTCTGTGCCTTGCCCTGATTGTTTGTTGTAGTTTAGTGATGTAATTTTTTGTGTTACCCCGTCCATTGCGGAATTTTTTAAAAAACTTTCCACGTCTAAATATTCTCCATCGTTCCCTCTGGCATTGTAATTCCTAGACGCCCTTATAGTGATAGGTTTTCCTTTGGTTATCTTAGCCATGTTATAACCCTAGGTCAGTTTTAAGATTGCTTAACTTCGGCAATCGAATCGTAACTCCTGGAGCAAAATCATAAATTGGGTCTTCGATGTAATCTGGATTTCTTTGAGCAAACACCCACCATAGTCGAGGAGTACCGTATAAGTCATATGCCAACAAGTCTGGACGATATGCATATATTCTATCAATTGTATATTCTATATCGTCTTGTTCGGCTGTGATTGCTCTCGCAACAAGAAAATCTAAACTTATATTATTTTCAGGTGTTGCGAAATAAGGTGATGTTGTACTATATTTTGCCATATTAAATATATCCTATTCCTGAACCATTGTTTCCGTTTAGGTTACCGTTCACAAAGTCTTTCATATTAAATTTCTTCACAGACTCTCTAGAATAAACAGGTTGTAATTGTAGTGTTACCTGTGACAGCGTAGGTGCCCACGATTTATTAGAACTTGGATCTACTACCGTTGATGATGTTGGCAACAGTCCTCTTCTATCCGTTTGTTGTTCGGTACAAATATAATCAACATCGTTTCTTAGATCGACAGTAAAGTTTGTGACTACAACAGGTACTTTGTTGAAGACATAATTTCCATATCCATTCAATTGTAATATCGGCGGAGGATTTCCTCTCATTCCGTCTGTTTTTCCCGTGTCATCAACACTGTCTCCAAAAAACATTTTTGTCGCTGATCTGAAGAAATGTAGCATGGCTATCCAATACTGAGCATCTGTTTGGTTCTGTACAGGAAATTCGCCAACCAAGGTAAAACTTGGTAACTCACTGTTTTGATATGCGTAAAAAGGATAATTGCTATGAGTGGCTGTCATTGGATTGTAATTTGCTGTATGGCTGATAATCACAGAGGGTGTTAAAGGAAAAATAACTCCCCCTTCATTTGCCAAGGGTGCCAAAATATTATTTGTCGATGCATTAAAGGCTCCGGCCGGGTCGCCCGGATCTACCTGAATTGCATTTTGTTGCGGTACTCCGAAAAATTTTTCATATATGATACTGCCGGGAGGTAAAATTACCTTAATACGCTGATCTGCCGCTTTGTCCCTCACAGACCACGAAGCATTGGATCTAAGTTTGTTGTTGGCTTCTGCTCCTGCAGGTAATCCTGCACCGGTCAGTCTACCCAGAGTTTTATTGAAAATAGTGGTGCCTATTTTTTTACCTGTTTCTATAATTCCGGCCATTTTATTTGGTTGCTCTTCCTTTAAATTTCTTGTATACTAAACAATATTTATAGGCATTTTAATAGGCGCATATTATTCACATACGGCAAGGTTTTACATCAATTTACGTTAATTAATTAGTTAGGAGAATTTAGTGGTTAAAAGAGTAAACTACCTGAACAATAAAGATTTATTGGCAGAGATACACAAGAGCAAAAATAGTTACTGTTCGTATGTGTCCCCCGATGATAGCAACTACGATATAATCGTGCCTGACATCAAAAAAATCAACGGTGCCAACATCGCAAAGGCCCGTAAGGCCAAAGCAAAAAGACTGACACAGGAAGCCTGGGAACAGGCCAAGTCTGGTGGAAACAAGAGAATTAAGATGAGCGACTTTGAAGTTTCTCCTAGAAAAATTTCCAAGACAGATATTGTTTTTCGTGTGATGACCTTTGAACACATACCCGAAGACTTGCAAAGAAAAAAGAGACCGAAGACCGAGGCAGACAGTCATACGAAAATTAATTTTCCACCTTTTCAACACTACAGGATCGACGAAAAAGGCAAACCAAAATGTGTTGGAAAAAGTCACTGGACTGGCGGAATGGTTAACGGACAGTTTTCAATAGATCATGGAAAAATGACCAACAAGTTGGCTTTGATGTACATGAAACTGTGTGAAAGATATGGTACAAGAAGCAACTGGAGAGGTTACACTTACAATGATGAGATGCAGTCACAGGCATTGATGCAACTATCACAGATAGGATTACAATTCGACGAGTCCAAATCAGACAATCCTTTTGCTTATTACACCGCGGCCATAACAAACTCATTCACTCGTATATTAAACATCGAGAAAAAAAATCAAAATATTCGAGATGACATAATGGAACTGAATAACTTGATGCCTAGTTATACTAGACAATCAAAAAACGAAGAAATTGCAAAATCCGAGAGAGAAGACAGAGAAAATGCTTTAAAGAAAAAGAAAATAAAGAAAAGTTATTACATTACCAGCAACGGAGATAAGATAGAAAGAACAGTTGAACCTTCTCCGGTAACAGTGTATACTAAAAAAGCAATTGCTGAACTAAACAAGAAAATGAAAAAGTCGGGTACACTGACTGCGAAAGATTTTGAAAAAGTAAGAAAGTAACACATGACAACATTTAAAAAAGTGGCCTGTTTTACGGACATACACTTTGGCCTTAAAGGAAATTCCAGAATACACAACGACGATTGTGAAGAATTCATCTATTGGTTTATAGAAACAGCAAAAGAAAACAACTGTGAAACTTGTATCTTCTT